CCAATTCGTCTCGTTTGTCCGGTTCTTCGTCGTTTTGATAAGAACGGAATCCTATCTTCTTGCTCATTGTGCGCCTCCTTTCTCTTCTTCCGGAGTCAAGCTTCTTATCATGGATGACACTATGCGTAAATCACTTATTACGGATATAATGTCATCAGCACTAACTTCATTGTTGACTTTCAAGTCCAGGATTAATCCGGTAGCTCTATCTATGGTATTGCAACAAGCACCGGCAACGCCATTTTGTAAAATCGAGATGGTTTCGCTGATGGAGGAAGTCAATACGATGTTGTTGATTTCGGTATTCATTCTTTGCCTCCTTTCTGTTCCAGCATATTCGCCTTCTCACTGAACTGATAAACGGAACGTACCTTGCAAATACCGAGAAAGAATACCGTGTCGGGGCATCCACCACTTATGACATGAGCCTCGATACGTATGGTACGGTCATTGTCAATCAAGCTGGCAGTGTATTGCATACGTTTCATCTTGGGGTGTTCGGCATTGATGCGGTTGACCACATCGCCTATTTCATGCTTGAGTGCATCCAGGGAAAGTTCATCCTTGATAAGAACGTTTTTATACTTCTCTACATAGTCAATTACCTTTTTCCATGCCCGGTTCTTGGGGGAATAGGTCTGCAGATGGTAAACAAAGAACATCATACTTTGCCTCCTTTCTCATTAAAGGTGATGTTGACTGTCCCACCATTGACATAGATGGAAATGGATTTGTCGCTACGTGCTGCACGGATACGTTTGCGTCCGGCGCACAATTCAATACCCAACTGGGCAAACAGTTCTTGGACTTTCTCTGCGGATACATAGCGTCCGCGAGCGCTTTGAGATTGTTTTGTCATAATGAAGAGCATTTAAAATAAAACAATATGTTATTAAAGACGGGAAAGGGAACTTTCTCCAAAAAACTGGAAAACTTATAAACAAAGAAAGTTCCGCTTTCCCGTTGCTCTTCACCTTGACAAGGCAGTGGGTGCATTAACACTCCACACGGGGGTCGGAACTATAGAATACCATTGGGCATAAAAAATGCCAACGGCAAAAGTTGGCGAACAGTCTCGCCTTGTCAAAATGAAGAGCACTGCAAAGATGCAGGTTTATTTTGAAATGGCAAAAGAAAAGCGGAGATTTTTTGTTTCTCCGCCTTTCCTCAAAATTAGTCGTTATCATTTATATCGATAAAATCCTCCTTAAAATCACTCTGTTGTTTTATCCAATCATCATTCAATTGCCCATTGCTTTTCATCGCTTTTTCAATGGCTAACGTCTCTCTATACTCCAAAGCGGCAGCAGATATCGTCCATTTTGCATCAATACCTCTTTTCTCAATCTCATTCCGGATTTCAGCAATAGGAATTCTAAAAAACTCTTTTCGCGGATTCACTTTATTAACTTGATTACGGACAAAGAATTTATGTAATTCGGTTTCCAGTCCCGGAGCGTCTTCACTATATATCATTGCATGTACATCGAATGGAAAAGGAACACTGGCATCTCCCAACTCCCTAACACGATCCAATGGTTCAAGTCGTCTAGTCATTCCGATTTTGAAAACATCATCACCAAACGAACCGATATTGGAAATAATATATACATGCCCGGATTTGGTCTGCTGTGCCATAGATAAAGCACGTTGATTTTTTGCTTCGGCTTCAGCTAATTTTGCCTGCAGCTCAATTAATTGGGTTTCATATTTGACTTTTTGTTCTTCACTGGCTTTAGCAATAGCGATTTGAGCTTTCTCCATTGCTTTGCGAATTGTCTCTTCTTCTTTTTCAGCATCTTTTAGAGCCTTTTCATATTCACGACGGGCTTTTTCTTCTTCACGTATCTGTTCTTTTATTCTACGTTGCTCTTCTTTTTCTTGGAGTTTCAATTCATTAACAGCAACAGCCCACTTTAATTCGTTTAAGCGAGAATCAAAATAGACCTCATTGATTCTAGCATTACGAAAGGCACTTCCCAAGTAATTGACTAAACTATACGCATCTTTTATCTTACGTTCTAAAATTCCATAATTTTCTTTCTTTATGGAAGAAAGAATTGTATCTACCTTACCATTAAAGGCATCCAATACAAAATTGATAGCTGTTTCTTTTCTGTTATTCTCAACATAATCACAGGATGCTGCCTCACCATTCTTCATTAATATTCTAGTTCTTTCTCTTGCATCCTTCAATTGCTGTCCTGCATTATCAAACCCATATTCTTCAGCCATTTCATCCAAAAGAGAAAATGTTGGTTTGATATAATTATCACCATAGCCTTTTATTACATTTTTCATAGCTGTAGCTACTTCTTCATAATGCTTGGCTTTATTGGCAATATCATAAGCTTCTCCCGCAATCTCTTTTGCTTTTTTCTCTGCATCTGAAAGAATACTTGATGCTTGTCGTGATGCATCCTCTCTGATACACTCAGCTTCTTCTTTAGCTTTCTGTAACAGTTTCCGATTCTGCGACCGAGTTTCGGATGTTTCTGCAACAAGATTTTCTACATCATTATTGGCTTGCTCAATAATATGCTGCGCCTTATTTTCTGCATCAGACATAATACGTTCTGCTTTTTTTTCAGCCTCTTTTATCGTTTTTTCAGCACTTTCCTTGGCCAGTTCTAAACGTTCTCGTGCTTCTTTATCTGCATTCAAAGCATTTTGATAAACTGATAAATCTTTATTTTCAATACGTAGCCTTTCGTTGTCGGCAGCGAGAGCTTTTTTATCATCTTGAAACACTGCATTCTCTTGCGATAGTTTTTCATTTTTCAGATGTAAATTATCTAACGTTCTTTTATTCTCTGAATTCTTCTTTGCTAAGACAATTACTATTATTAGCAAAGAGATTGATACAATGATTAAAATGATATCCATATATTCAATTATTTATAGTAATTTTGCAAAAAAGGAAAAACTTATGAATCCTACTTGTTATAAAATACTTCAAATACTCATTTGGCTAATAGGATTCATTTTTGTAGCCGCCATTTCTTATATCTGCTATACTTTAGGAACATCGCTAAAATAACAATCCAAGCAGAAATGATACGATGGCAACCACTGAACTTACGCCCCCTATGACTTTCCCTGCGACTTTGAACTGTTCTTTTATGGATAGTTTCCGCTGATAATTTTTCATTCCCCAGCGTGCCATCTTCTGTCCTTCCGGTGTTAGCCGGAGCCAACTTTCACCAAGCAGGGCTACCAGCTTATAGTCATCTATCAACGTGTCGAACACGAAGTTGATGTCTATCCTATCCATTCTTTCAGCAAACTCTTTAAGCAATAGGCTGCGTGCACCATCCTTGTTGACACGTCCATCATGTTCTACCAGTATTCCAAGCAGTCTGTCTGCTATCTTTATTTGCTTTTCAGTCATAGTATTAATATGGCGAATCCCTTATCAAAACGCGCCCAAAGGTATAGCCACACCTTAATCCGGTTTTACGGATTACGTTTTGAAAAGGGATTCATATTGATAAATGTATAGCTATGTTGGTATTGGGCGCTGCAAAGATGCCTATTATATTTCACATATCCAACAACGGCTAATAAAAAAGGCTTCCAGCCCGTGGAAGCCCTCTATCACATTTAAAACCTTACGGCCTCGCGATAGACCGGGAAGTATCTTTCATTATGTCGCCAAGCTCGGATAGAGCTAAAGATAGGGTATTCAGTTCATCAGCGGTAAAGTTGGCAGGTTTGCCGTTTACCGCACTTCCGTTAATCCGTTGATATAGCCATTGGCGTGTTCTGCCAAAATAGTGCTGGGCAATATACGACATAGAAGCGAAAGGCAATACTTTTCCTAAGGTCTGCCTGATTTCTACTGTTTTCACAATGGCTTGGGCTTCATCAATTGATTGCCTGGCACCATCTTGGAACGCCTGCGCAAACGCTTTTTTATCTTCCGGTGAAAGCGTCTGCAGAAAAGCCCTGAAACGTTTTTTATGGTCGGCCAATTCCTCCGGAGTATTGCATTTTACATATTCCGACTTCCATTTTCCCAATTCTTTCTGTACGTCCATAAGCCTAAAAATTATATGTTAGAGAAAAAGTAGCCCCCTCAAGGAGGGCTACCGTTTTCATTCAGCTTGTCTTGTGCATCATTCAAGTCATCGAGACAATCATTGATGCCTTCCTCAAGCTCCTCATCAGAAATCCAATCAGTATTCTGAATGTCATCCCAATAGAGGGAAAAGAAGCTGAGGTCTTTTTTCGCAGCTTCAATCCGAGCCTTTAGCTCTTCGTCTTCAGTCATAAAAAGATCGCGATACATTATGACACTGCAAATATAATAACCTTTTGGTAATTATGCAAGGGAAAAAGGAGTTATTTTTGAGAGCAGATGTCTTTTTAACATTATTATTCTATCCGGTAAAAAGTCCCCTTCAGTACCTTGCTTAATCCATCGACATCTATTTCCGTCTCAATCTTCTCGCACAAATACTGCTTGTTGCCTATAAGAAACACCTTATTCACATCTGGCAGCTTATTGGCTTGGAACTGGATTGTGTAAGGGATATTGGAGTGGAACAGACTGAGTGTCGACAGCCTATGCCCAATACTGTCCGGGCAGACATCGTTCAGACTGAGGGAGTACGGGAGGAAGTCGGTGGTCTGGGCTTCCGGCTTTTGCTGGTAATCTGTGAAGGGATAGGCGTAGTCGTAGGCTTTTGTCTGTCCGTTGAAGGTCACGTTTTGGCGGTTGAAGATGCCGGTATTGAAGGCTACCTCCATACAGTCGTTCTTCTCCAGCTTCTTCTGTCCGTTGCCCTCGATGGTCTCTTGTATGTTGAAAGACTCTTCGGAATATCCTGTGGAATAATAGCCGACTATCGGGACATTCATCATCATTGTTCCTGTCTTCTCATATCCTCTGTGGTTTGGCAGCAGCCTATAGATACCCATGTCGTATTGTGCGATTTTGACCGGGACAATCTTCAGTGAAATGTCATCACTGGAGTCAGTGGTGCGTACCAGGTCGGCATACAGGTTCACTTCACGCAAGGAATCGGTATTGTTCTCCTCATCGTTGAAGTTGATGTAATAGCGTTTGCCTACGATGAAGATGTGGTTCTTCTTGTTTCTGTCGGTCATCGTGCCGTATGCTTTGAGCAAGGCATCGTAAGAGTCGAACTCTTGTGTTGCAGCAGCTTCCAGAATGTTTCTCTCGATACGGCAGTAACCGTCGTTTGTGTGGGACGGTAAATTGTATGCGATATTGCCCAGGCTCAAATCCTTGTCGTTCTTCTCTTCTGTAATCTCCACCTCAAACTCTCTGAGCAAGGAGTCATTGGTGATGACAATCTTCTCGGAGTTTGAGAAATAGTCATTCAGGCTGACAAAACGCACTTCTTTGGTATGCTCGTTGACGACTGTAACGGCACAATAGAAGTTCTCAAGTTCATTGAAGAAATCAGAGACCGTCCAGTGCGGCAGATTATCGGCAAGCGTCCAGTGTGGTTGGACATGGGGTGTCTTTTTTGAGCGCACGTCATTGCATATATAGACATCTCTTAGAAAGTTGTTGTCGAAAAAGGTAAGGTCGAGTGTATAGCCAAAATGTTCGACCACCCTCCGGATAGCCGTAATCAGGTAGGGTTGCCAACATGCCACTATGCTGTCAGTCGGTGCAAAATCATTGGTGCCATTCTCATAGAAAACGTTGTTGTCAAGGTTCTCTTCTTTGGCCTCTTGGTAGAACACGGGAAGCAATACGGATTCGACTTCATCGACAGATCCGTAGAACTCGCTCATTCTTGCCGCCGGCAAGAAGCCCTGAACGTCGTATCTGAAGCCTATATCGCCCAAGTCTAATTCGTCGATGTAGATGTCATCATTGGTCAGGAGGTTGAATTCGGCATTGCCGGAGACCAACTGCACCTTGACTTGTGTGTCTTCTACTGACAACAGCACTGTGCTGCCATTGAGCAGGCACCGGGCATCTACGATGAGCATGGCCGGAAGAATGGTTTTCTGCTTGGTCACGTCTAACCGGTTGATGTGTTTGAAGATGGTGTTGTTGGCGGGCATGGGCAGTTCGATGTCCAACGAGTAGCTGGAGCTGCGCGTGAAGTAAGGGTTCTCGGCGGTGAAGGTGAATGAGAATCCTTCGGGAAGTACGGCGCGTTGGCCGTTGATGTATAATTCGGTCATTTCTTGGATTTGTTGCGTGATTTGTTGTAGGTCAATGCCTGGTACTCTTTTTGTGCCTGGTTGATGCCGTGCTTGCCGGTGACGTAGGTCTCGGCCACAATTTTCTCGCCCAAACGGGTGTGCAGTTTGCGGAGCATACGGGTGCACTCCACGAGCATGGCCACCGTGGCGGGGTCGTTGGTGGTGGTCGTGGCACCGGCTGCAGGCGACTTGGCGGGGACGGTGCGGGCGGTTCTGCCGGGTCCGGCGACTACCGCGATGTCTTCGGCGGTGAGGTTGCCGACGTTGCCGCTGCGCTGCGCCACGTCGATGGCGTCGAAGATGGGGCGCAGGTGCGGGTTGGCCACGGCAAAGCGGTTGGCGACAAACTCGTTGGAGTGGACGATGCCCTGGGGCTGGTCCCAGTCGCCGGGACCGGTATAGCCGCCGGTGTAGAAATTACCAACCATCCCTTTTACTACAGCAAAAGCCGCTTTGATAGCAGCTACTTGGGCAGCTGCTTTAGCGGCACCGATAAAGGAAAATGGAGCTGTTGCCGCCAAATTTTTTGCGGTGATTTCCAGTATGGAGATTTCAATAACACGTTCCAAAGCATCCAGTGCCATCATAATGGTTTCACGTAAGAAATTCTTCAGCGAAAGTTCGCCAGTGGCAATCATTTCACCAATCGTTTCTCCGAAGTCGGAAGCGATATCCGTCACCAGAGAGGCATATTGCCTATGCATTTTCATGGTTTTGTCGTATTTCTCTTTCTCGGCATCGGTCTGGGCTTCGGCCTGCTCCTTCTGTATCTCCGTACGTTGTTCCTCAGTCAGTTGGTAGTTGTGAAGCAAATCATTCCAATACCGTTTCCGAATCTCGTTCACCTCCTGGGAGAAATCCTCCTCGGAAGTCAGGTTCCTATAATGATAGGAAGCTGCTTCTTCCAATTCGATACGGAGTTGTTTCTGACGAACTGAAAGGCGTTCTTTGGCAATCTTGTCTGATGCTTTCTGACGCTCCTTTTCTGTCTTTTCATCCTGTTTTTTACATTCTTCATTGAACTTGATTTGTGCCTCCAGCATCTTTACCTGCAACTTCTCACGTTCATGCGGCTCCAGCCCCATTATCGCCAATTTCTCATCCAAAGTCTTTTTCTCCAAATCTATCTGAAGGGCAGTATATTCCTCGTTAGTCTGGATTTCTCCCTCAAGATAAAGCTTCTGGAGATGGGTGAGCTGTTGCATGTGGTTAGTCTCTATATCCTCCAATTCCTTGCTGACACGTTTTTTCCGCTCTTCTTCAGATTCAGAACCTCCACCACTGCCACCGTTTCCGGTAATTGTTGGAGAATCTGGAGTAATAGTCTTGTATTTATCGTTGATGGCAAGCAACTGGGAGGTATAATCCTGCATCATCTGTTCGTAATACCGAACGTTATCGTCAAGACGTTTTTTCTGGGTAGCCCATACGCGGTATGCAGTGGGTGATATCCCGTTGACTGCTGCAAGTTCCTCAACGGACTTGTCCATATTGATGGGGTCATTTATCTCCCATTCGAGATTTTTAAATTTCATGGCATCGGAACCGTTCTCCTGAATCCATTCTGACCTTTGTGCCAGGGCTTCTTGTAATTTGGCATTGGCCGCTTGCTGTTTGGCTGTGAGCAACAGCTTTTCTACATAACCGTCCAGCGCTTGCGTGTTGTTGTTGATAAGCACCCCCTCTTCCGTCAATGAAGCATGATATTCCGGAACAATGGACTGAATATCTTCTAATGCAGCCTTCCGTTTTTCATATGGTTCTTTAGAATCCTCAAGCACTTTCCGTAAAGCATCCAGCTTATTTTTTTCTTCGCTAATGCTTTTTTCAGCCTCTCTATTCATAACCACCAGTTCCTTTTGCCTACGTGCTGCAGCAGAAGTACGCTGAGCGTAGATATACAGTCCTGTTGCTGTGGCTGCAACGGTTGTGGCAATAGCAACAAAAGGATTTAATCCTAATACCGCCCATGCTGCCCGTGCCGCTTTAGTTGCGGCAGAGAAGCGGAAGGTTAAAGTCTCCAGCGCAGCTCGGAAGAGTAGTGTACTTGCTGCCACTGTCCGGGTTACGATATTATGAGAGCGCATCTGTAATATCAACCTGCCTATTGCCTTGTAATCTCCTGCCAATGCGTCGTTCAAAGCAGTGGTGGCTACCCGGTAAGCCGTTTGGATGGCGATTCCTGCTCGTAAGACTAAGTTGTAAGTAGTATGATAAAGAGATATGAGCTTTAATGTGGTATAATAAGCTGCCAGAGGAACCGTTAGTGTTATTACTGTTGTGCCCCATTTGTTGCACCAGTCAATCAATCCCGGCAAATACTTGAGCACATTGGTCAGCATATTCGTACTCACCGTCAGAGCCGGATTCAACTTCTCGCCAAGGTCAATGGCTGCCAGCTTCATCTTATTGCGTGCCTGCTCCAGTTTGGCCTGTGCAGTATCACTGTTTATGGCCGCCTGCTCATACGCCACATTGGTATCGGTGACGGCAGCGGTGAAGTCTTTCACCATCTCCGTGTTCTGAAGGATTACGGATGCGGTATTGTAGCCTTCCTCCCCGAACATTTTCTTGATGGCGCCTGCATCCATATTCTTGTTCTTCAGATTCTCCAGTGCCTTATCCAACCCGACGATTTTGGGGTTGGTTTCGTCTGCCCCGGTCTGAAGAACCAGAAAGAATTTCTTCAATCCCGTTCCGGCCACTTCATCCTTTATACCCCGATAGGCAAGCGTTTCAATCAATGCGACCGTCTGTTCAATGGGAACATTGGCCGAAGCCGCTGCGGTACCTGCATTCCGGATAGCCTTTGCCTGGCTTGCGATATTGGCGGAACCTGCCTGGGAGCCGGCAGCCAATACATTGGTAAACCGTCCAGCCTGGTCTGCCGCTGCCCCATATTGGTTGAGTGATAAAGTAAGTGAATCAACCGCTTCGTTCAGGGTGATGTCTTTGGCTGCCGCCTGCAATCGCATGGCTTCCTCCGTAACAGCCTTGAGCGCTTCCTTGTCTCCAAGCAGTTCCGGCTTGGCTGAACCGACCAGCATGAACGCATCCAGGATTTCGGCTGCCGACTGGCGGACACGCAAGCCCTCTTTTGTCATGGTGGTGGAAAGCGTCTTGGCCTGCCCGGTCAACCAGGCAATGCTGTCATCATCAAGTCCGGTCAAGGCTTTCAGCCCGGCCTGGGACTCCTCCAACTTGTTGCGTTCGTCTCTGATGGCGCGCAAGGCAAGGGTAAAACCGGTCAGGAAACCTATTACGGACAAGATAACTCCACCGAAACGGTTGAACCAGTCCACCATACTGCCAATACTGACAGTCGCTTTCTTGGTTTCGGTGGTGATGCCTTTTATCTCCTGGCGATGCCGTTTTAAAATCCCCTGAAGATGCTGTATCTTCGCCATGGTGCGGTTGTATTCCTCAGAGCCGCGTGTCATTTCCTTAATGTCACGCTGTAGGCGTTTCATCTCCAAATCAATGGAATTGATGTCATTCTTAATTTCCTTGCCATCGATGTACAAGTAGACACCTCTTTTGACAGTCTTGTCACTTTTTGCCATAACGTTTTTCAATTGTTATTTTATCAAACTTCTGAAGCACATTCTTGAGTGCCTGGTCACCGTAATACTCTCCGGATAAATCAGCCAGTGATTCGATGTTATCCACAATGGGAGGGTCTAACCAGGGTAGGGGACTTCGCCGGATAACGGCATAGTGTTCATCAACGGTACGCATGCGCCGGATGCGATATTCAGAAACACGTAGAGAACGCAGTTCCTGACGTTTCTTCTTATCGCTCCATGCCGAATGTCCCTTCATTATAATTCCGTTCTTGACGATATATCCACGCCCGGCGCCATATTCCCGGTACGCACCATACCGGGCAAAGCGGAAACCCAGACCGACATAAGCCGGTCCACCTTCACGGTCTTTCAGCCAACGGGATTGCAGTTCCCTACGCAATCTGCCGGTTGCGTGTGTCCGTTGTAGAATATTTACGGAGGTATTCCTGACTTTCCACGTCCAGTTCTCAACTCCTCGATTGAATTTCTCGGAGGTCATTAAACTCTTTTCTTCAGTTATTGCCATAAAAAAGCCTTTAGTTCCGGACACAAAACTAAAGGCTGAAAAGAGTGGAAAAAAGGACAAGAATTCAGCAGACAGAGAACTTGAAATCATTGATCCGGTTCAGCCATCCTTTCCGGAATACAAGCTGCGACGGGTCCCTTTTACAGATTTCTTCAATAAACCGGATTCTGTCTGTCTTGATAGCTTCGAACAGCTGCCGTTGGTTGGCCAGATTGATACTTGCAACCGTCTGAGGCCCTACGATGCCGTCTACATTGATTTGCAGTAGTTGTTGTACCCTTGTGATACCGGGACGTCCGGAGGCCCACACCCAATCCACACAGATATTCGCAATGGACTGGTTGTGTATGAAGTCCGCTTGGTAACGGTCCCAATAATACTTCTTGAAAACATGAAAAACGTCGTCCGGAGTAATCATGCGTAAATCATCCGCATCAATGTCTCCGTCACCATCCTTGTCATAACCACATGATTTCCACGTAGACAAGGTTATCCCCATATTGGTTTTGCCACCTTTGTCATTTTTGTGGTCACTCCATCCACCTTCCCATTTGCGGATGATTCTGAATAAAATTTCTGATTTAGCCATAATATCATAATAATTAATGTTAGTTTTATGCTATATATTCCGACAATGGCTTTATCCTCGAAGCCCATTTTCTCCAGCCATCTGCCACCTTATACGCGTCAACAGCTTCATCCGGTACATAAATCGTACCCGTAAACGTATCCGGCAGGGTCCAACCCGCATACGAAGGAGGAGCCATCGCGCGCATGATGAATACCGCAAGAGCAGTGTCTCCGTTGAACGAATTCTGGTTAAACGTCTTTATCCCAGTACCTATATCCACTTTCCTCAGAGACAGGCATTCCGTGAAATGACTAACAGTTGTCACACTGTCTGGTATATATACTTCCTCTATACCACTTTGATAGAGACAGTTCGCAGTGGGAATGCCATCAGGCAAACGAACTATCTTCAAAGCCGCACATTTCCAGAACACATGTATCTTAATTTCAGCCATATGTTCAGGGAAGTTGACCGTCGCAAGCGATGTACAGTTGTAGAATGCCTGCTGTCCTATACTTTCCAGACTATCAGGGAAAGATATGTTTTCCAGTGCTATACAAGACTGGAAAGCATTGTCGGCAATGGAAACGAGTCCGGTGAAAAACTTCAATTCGTCGAAGGATGCAATCAGGGCATTTCCCTTGAAAATGTTGTTGGGAATAGTTGTCACAGCAGCAGCTTCAGCTATACTTATCTCGCCGTCACCATCTGTATCCCAGTTCGCCACGCAGACACGTTTCACCTCCGCGTCTGCGAACTGAATAATACCACCATAACTGATACCGGCAGACACAATCCCACTTTCAGCATCATCCGTGGCTATCTGTGCATAGATAGTTTTCTCTCCATATCCTTCCGACAACGTGAACGCTATTGTGTCACCTGCCCAATTAACCCATTCAATACCAGATAAACCTGCCAACTCAGCGATACGATACCTTGTCGGTCGCCCCATATAGTCGAATTTTACCGACACTGTCCGTTCCGTCGTGTCCGTTGCACCTGAGTTGATTGCTATGCCGGTAAGTTGTACTGTCACATCCTCGACGGTCGTATCCTTGTAAATTCCTAAAAATGGGCCGGTACGGTTTATTGTCTTATACCAATTCCGATACCCCCTTATATCATACTTAGTTCGGCCAGCCATGCCCGACTTGATTAATGGGCTGTTATAGTTGGGCTGATAGTTGTTGTTAGCGCTATCTCCCACTTTAAGCAACTCATCAATATATTCATAATTAGTAGAAGCCTTCAGAAAGACATTACCTTTTCCGCCGGTAAACATATTCGGAACCTTATCTGTACCAACCTCCGTTATTATAATGTTATCGTCCATAAAGTACTTCATCAAGCTGTAGTCAGTATTGAAGGAACCAAGGGAATAAGCCTTCACCACGTTGTTGTAGATGTACATGCCTATCTCATCAACCACACCGTCACCGTCAAGGTCTATATGCTCATCATCGGAACTCTTCCATAATGTTGACACGAAGGCACCGCTGTATCTTCCTGCCTCCATTACATTATTATAGATATGCACTTCATCGAGCAGTGGACCACAGAAAGCTATAGGACCGTTACACCGGAGGAGTCTGCAATTATACATTCTGCCGTCGAATACCGACGAGCTGGCGTAGTTCTGACCGCCTTGTTTCGATGCTCCGCTCCCCGTCGTATTCACATGACAGATGTCCACATTCACGGCATTGTTCACCTGGAAACTGTCAAGCCCGGTATTGAGGAAGTCGACACGGTACAGCCGTAGGTGGTCCAGCAGATGGGCATAGTATTCCACTTCCTGCCCTTGACCGTTCGTACCTTTAAGTTTGCCGCTACCGTAATAGCCGAGATAGACACCTTCTCCGGCTGTATTCTGGATTGTACAATGATGGATACGCAGATTGTCAAGCACCCAATTGCCACGCCAGAACCAGGGGGTATCAGGGGCAGGGTCCGTCTTGGCCATGATGCCGGCGAATCCCGTACCGTCTATGTCAATGCCGAACATTTCTATGTCGCTCGCACCGCCGGAAACAAAAATGCACGTATTGATTGCAGCATCATCCGACGATGGATGGAATCTGATTCCCGTACGGTTGTACCCGTACCCGTCCAATACGACATTGCGCATGTTGTCACCGAAGGTGACGGCGCCGAACGACATCCAAGGCCAGTCGAAAACACCTTCTTCATCGTGCGTGATGACCAGGGGGTGCTCATACATAAAGTTCGGCGTACCATTCTCCGATGAAACACCGGAAGGCACATTGCCCTTGATGCGCATACGCATTGGATAAACCTCATTCTTGTCTCTTCTGATACATAGGGTCGTTCCGGTTGGCAACATCGAAATATCTATCAGGTCATAACCCGCCGTCTCAACCGAACCGTGTGGTGCGGTCCATTCAGCATAATTCAAGCCACTACCTTCTACATCACGCCACAGATGTATCTCGTACCGTTTTTCTGCCTGAACAGTGATAGTTTCATACCCTCGCGTCGTATCAGCCGGTTTCGGACAAAGGGCAGGAACTACCGTTATGAGTTTGTCTATTCTCTTGCTGAAAGTCACCCCTGTTTCCCTATCTGTAATATCAACTTCCACATCGTATATTCCACGGTCAGACGCGTTGTCAAAGGAGGATGCAAACACAACGGTCCCGTCAGACATCGGGCGCCCGGTAATTTCGGTCAATGTCTTAATCGGAGACGAATCCTCGTTCTCGCGATACACCTTTACGACCATTTCACCACCACCTGAGTAGCCGTGCTCCGGGGAAACAGTGACGACGAACAGTTCTCCCACCCGTACAACCTCACTGGCCGATACGGTAAAATATGGCAGCACTTGCGGCAACATTGCATAGATTCTCTTAGAAACAATCGTTTCGGTCCGGTTGTTACGCGCTATGAATTTTTGAACAAGTTCCCCTCCGTCTGATATCGCAATAGACTTGCTGTCTTTCTGCTTTACAAGATTACCGGCTGTTGTCACCGTGCTACCGCTTCCGTCCTGCGTCTGCCATTCCGAAGTCTGCCCCCATCTGGTTTCAGCGTCAATTTGAATTGTATCTTTGCCGGCCACCGGAAAATAGTTGTCAGCCTTTACCGAAGCCTTTACGCGTCCGATTTGAACCTTCAATATGTCATTGTAAATTTCAGCCATAATCATTCCACATTAATGTCATACAATTCATCTTCTACATACTCTCCATTGATATCCAATATCGGGAGCGGCGAGAGCAGCCCGTACCGGCCCAGAACCAGGTACTTGTCCGCAGAACCTATAATCGAGAACACCGGCATCTGATTCCTGTTCAATGTCTTGGACTTCAGCAGCAGCGTGTCTTCAGCCATGCTACTGTATTGAGCCGCATCGCTGAATGTCGATTCGTCTTCCATATTATAGCCGGTGTAACCCGGAACAATGGCCGTCTCGTCAATTACAGAACCATGCCTGTTGTAGCATCCGCGACTGTTGACTGATGCTGACTTTAATTTATAATATAAGTCTATATCAGGCACATACGCATCGTTTGCAGGATTACCGCCATCCAATGCGGAAGTAATCATCAGATTATTATCAAGAGCATCCGCATCCACACCGTCGGACACGAGTACGGAATGCAGCTCGTAGCCGAGCTCCTGGAGCTGCCAGAAGCGGCAACCGCGGTCCGCGTTGATTTCCACGCCACCCCCGACTCCTTCCGTGTTGAACACACGCAGAAGGCTACCATAAGTAATGTTGTCATGCAGCTTGTATTGGAATATGTTGTAGTCTGACACAAGTTCGCTTACATTGTCGAAAGCAAAACCGTATATGAAGTGCACCGCATGCCCGGCATCCACAACCACGTTATTGGATATCTCCAGCCTGTTGATTGTGCCCCAACGCGTACAATACTGCTGCCCGTTGTTACCGGACATGTAGAAGGTATTGCTGTTCAATTCCATATCCCGTATAGGGCACAAACCGATAACAGCCTGTGCCCATGTATTGATGGAGCCGGTATTCGACAGCATTCCTGCAAACAGATTGGATTCTATAACCAGTTTCGACATAGGTACGGAAGAGGAAACGGAAAGGGCCATGCTGCCGCCATTCCGGAATGAATTACGACGAATGTACGCCCTGTCCATGTTCGTGACGGCCACGAAGCTGTAGCGGTTGTCCCCCGACATCCTGTTGTCTTCCAATATTAGTATTTTACCACCGCTCACTGTTACGGCAGTCGGATACCCTACGCCGACGGGTGCAAGCACAAAATCATTGTTGAGTATTGAAAGCAGGTTGCAAGTGTCCGCGTTGACGACCGGGCCCCCTCCGTCTGTGAATGAAGAGTTGTTGATTGTCACATTCTCCGTATTTATCAGGATGACGGAATTGGTAGACATGACCGTCTCATCAGTCATGGACTTGCCGTTGAAGGTGCAGCCGCCAACGAACATATTTCTTGCGTACTGCGATAATTTTCCGGTAAAGGATATCGCACCCAGCGCATCTGGAACCTGATAACCCACATAATTGGAAAAATCCTCAAAATGGATATTCTTGATAACGATATTATCCACATTCGAGAAGGCCAGGCACCCCAGAGCATTGCCGTTCAGATACAAATCATTCTTCCCGTCAATGGTAAGCATATACATGCTTCGCCGGTTCCAACCGGACAGAGACGCTATGTAATGTCCGCTGCTTCGCTTCTCCTTAGCCGGCTTCACGCAGGAGATGGTCACATTCCTTGTAAGCCCGTTCGGATAAGTAGCACGAACTGCATTGAATGCTGTCTGCATGGATGGATAGTAATAGTCAGGCAAATCGCTACGGACAAGGAAACCGTCACCGCCAAAATTAACCAGCAGGTTCAGGATGCCTACAAAGATACGGCCAATTTTTTCAGCCGTATTTTCGCCTTCATTGGTGGCATTACGTACCTGTAGGGAAAGTGTTTTCAGAACCTCAATGGAGTCACTGCTTTCGGCAATCTCAAACTGGATACCGGAACGTTCCAGGAGGTTTAAGATGCCGACAAAGACACGCCCGATCTTCTCAGCGGTGTTTTCACCGTCTATGGAAGCATCACGTATTTGCCCGGCCAATCCCTTTAAGACCTCAAGCGTATCGTCTTCATTTGTAACTTCAAGTGAAATTTCGGAATTTTCCATAAGAGTAAGGATGCCAACAAAAATACGTCCAATCTTTTCAGCCGTATTCTCACCTTTTCGGGTGGCACCACGCACTTGTGCCGCCAGCTCCTTCAATGTTGTAAGTGTATCAGACATACTGTATCATAAAAATGCATTGCGGCAATTCAAAACCTTGTAAAGTTCGGACAGATGGATTGCCGCAACCACGCCATAAAGCTGGTTATCATTGTTTACCACATAATCCGCTTCCACATCCTCCAAGGAAAAAGCGAGCCACAGCCTTTTCTTCCTTTTGTCTTCCAAAATTTGGTTGAGCAGCTCATCAAGAATACTCTCGCACTTGTCAAGGGCAACCTCTATCTGCTCATAGTCGGAGGTGTCGGACACATGCTCCACAATGAAGAGCAGGTAATCGCGGTCTTTCCGGTATGCACCCGGATTACCGCCGTAACCGAATCCTGAGCCACGGTCCACAATCACTGCCGGATAGTGGAGCACGCTGTCCAGTGCCGTATGCTTCTCCCGTTCTGATGAGAGGAAGTGTACTTCATCATTCTCCTTGTGTCGTATATCGACATGCCTTTCAGCCAGGTTCTCTATGTATTCCGAAAAAGTCATTTCTTCTGTTTTTGAGCGTCACGGATTCTTTTATTCAATATACGGAATGCCGTTGCCACCGGCATTGCCTGGTATTTCTCCATCACTGCCACATCGTCACCGACAAAAGCGTCGAAGATGTCGAGCCAGTTGACAGACGGTGCTGTTGGTCTTTTCCGATTTTCCTCCGGTTCCGGTTCATCATCCAACGGAAAGAGAAAAGGAAAAGCCTTTGAAAGCCACCTCTTGACAAAAACGTAGTTCAGAAATACGGCATACTTGACGTGCCTGTCCATTTTTGCCACCTTCATTATCCGTTTTTGCAGTATCAGCGGTTTCTGCCTGCTAAATAAGCCGTTTTTCCCACCCGACGGTAGGACAATATATTCGTTGTCCTTCAAATAGAGCATTGATACGAAAGTGTCCAGTGAGGCATCCTTGCCGTCACGGACATATCGGTTGAAAGCCGTGTCCACGTGCATGAAGTGCTCGAAACACATCCCCTTCAGGCGCTCCCCCGGTGCTTTCAGCCCGGAGACGGCAGGAAGGATAAAGCGGTCCATCCGGACACGGCAGTCACTGATGAACTCCACCAGTTCGCTCAGCTTATAACTGTAATAGGTGTCGGAACCAACCCCGGACGGCAGGGAATAGAACTCCTTCAGGAAGGATGGTTCGTCTATTTCTTGAAGATAAAGCCGCGACACGAGCAGGAACTGTGTCGGTGTCAGCTCCTCCCACTTCTGAGGGACACGGAGGATTATCTCATGGTGGATTCCGAATCTACGGTATGCAATGCGAAGCTCCCTCATGTCCAGAATGTGCGTTTATGGTCATTGTCCCGGTCGTATATCTGCCTGGGATCACCCTCATAGAAGTTCTCAAAACAGTTCCGTACCGTACGCAGCAGCACGGTCATGTACATGTCCGCATCCGCTTTCAGATTCTGGATCTGTACGGCTATGCGCTCCGCATCGACGGGTCTCTTCTCCTCATTGCCCTTCTCGCCCGGCTGTACAGCGGTGAAGTACAGCCCCCGGTCCGTGACGCTACCCGTCTCCATCAGCAGCCGTCTGACCGCCATTGCCACAATGTAGCGGGAGCAGGCAAGGCGCAACCGCTCCACGCTCTTCCGGGCTTCTTCGTCTTCTGGGGGATTTACCAGTCCGTCAATCAGATGCTCATACAGCTTGTCACCGATGGCCGGCTGAAGGAGCATCTCCTCGGCAAACTTCAGGTGCGGCTGCAGGCGAAGGAAAACAATCCGGCTGCCATTGATAAAACAGACGTCATTGACATCCGCGGTACTGCGGACAATGGCTGATTTACGGTCCTGATAGGCCTGGGAGGACGCGAACTCCGGATATTCGGCTATATGGGCATACAGAAACTCAAGCAGCTCGTCGAGCGCATTGAACCCCTTGTTGCGTAACGATGCCCGCAGGTTATCTTCCTGGAACTTGTACACCTGCTGGAATGATTCGCCGTTGTCGGATTTCTGACGTTGGAAGCCCGCATCGGTGATACGCATGCTGATTTCATCGAAATCGTTCCAGAACGCCAGGTTCGCGTTCGCGCGTTTGCAGATCTCCAGCAGGCGGCTGTCCAGTTTCTCCCGTTCGGTTGCCCCTTCGGTATTCTGTTCCAATACATCCGGATTTGGACCGAATTCGTATATCTCGACCACTTCTCCCGCCATCGCATCGCCCAATAACGGTACGAGGTATTGCCGGAAAGCATTCCGAAGCGGTGCCTCCATCATGTCAAAGGAGATGGCGGTGTTCACCTTCATCACCGCTTTCAGCTCCTTGCCGTTGTTCCATTTTTTTGCACTGAATATCATTAGCTCAATGTTTTTTTGGTACCGCTGCCGGTATCGAGGGTTACTAAAACGGTATTGCGGAAACGCAGCTCGCATTCCGGCATACCATTCATTTTGATATAGAGTTCTATAGGATCCAGGATATTCTGCCGGTCAATCCACGCGTTGGCAATGTTCACAAGGAAAGCCTCACGGATATTGGAACCGCCCTGGTTGCCGGCATAGGTGCCACCGGGCATACCTGCACCGAGCACATTCGGATTCACCATCAATGCAAACAGAATTTCCGAGTTGGCGGCCGCCGACACCGGAAGATTGTCACTACCCTGGTATTTGTTCTCCAGCGGCTTGATTTTCCACTCCTCCTCAATCCTGCCGTTCATCTCGTTCACGGCATAATGCGAGAAGATGGGCTTCTCCGCATTGTCCGGTCCGCAAAGGTTCTGCTCCACAGAATCCATGTACTTCTGTATGGCCGCCTCACGCTCTTTGGCAGAATAGTCCTTGGACGGGTATTTCTTCTCCCAGTAGGAATACGGTATCTGTACATGCCACTTCCAGGTTATCTGGTTCTTGTAGGCTTTCTTGAGGAAATGGGGGATAAGATGGGCTATCTCCACCCATCCACAAACGTAGGCGGGCCACCAGATGGGCATGCCGTAAAGGTCGTCGTTGCTCCAGCTGTCGCGTACCGGCATGATGAAACTGTCCTTCACCTTTCCGGCAAACTTCAACACCTCGGCGTGCATCTGCGGGTCGTATTCGGAGAGCACATCCAGCCTGGTGTATTGTCCCTTGTCCGGACGTTGCGGCCAATATCCGGAAACGATGCACTTGCAGGCTCCGTATTCGTCCACTTCGGAATAACGGCGGTAAAGCGCATTGACCGGATTGACCCCTGCAAAAGAATTGCCGGCAGCCGACGGCACAAACTGGACGGCACCGTTACCGAATTTCAAGTAATCCCGAAGCACCTTCTCCATGTAGCGCCTCACATTCCGGGAAGCAATAAAAGCTTGTACCCGGCTATCGGTAACGGGCTTCAGCATCTCGTTACCATCATTGTCGTAACCGTTCACCGTACAAGGATATATGCCTTGCCCAAGTGTCAGGTTACGAAGAAACTTCAGGCCCGTATTGAGCACGCTGGTGTTTCCTATCTCTTCAGCCGCCTTCTGGGGGAAATCATTCTCATCTCCCCATGGACGCACCTTCACTCCGTCGATGTCTATATAGGAAACATTCGACAAGTCATATGGCGCCAGGATTCGGGTACGCTCCTTCATTTCGTTCTGGGGTGTCCCCGTCGTTTCGCCGAATATGTACGTGGACTGCATCAGCAGGGGAATGCCGCTTGAATTAAACAATATGTTCATCAGAATATTATTTTCTTTTTGTTATACTCCAGTATCAGGTCAATATCCACAGGGTAGGGGTGTCCTTCCGGATTTCCCTTGCAGTCGCAGGGCTGCACGCCCCGGAGCTGGTATTCCTTCATGTTCATGCGTCCTGCACCGCAGGCGTAGGCCTGGGGCATGAAATAGACCTTGCCTTCCTTACTGACGAACTTTATCGAAAAGATGCGCCGGCGTCCGCGTTCGTCCGTGCGGATGTCCATGTCGGCCAGAGCCAGGTTTCTGCGTATTGTTTCCATATCGTTATATCATTCAAATGTATTGTCAAATGTTCTGTCGAATATCCGCCCATAAATACCATTATCACCGGTACGCCCGAAAGCCAGATGCAGGCGTGATGCTTGGCAGAATGTGAGCGAGACATTTATTTTCTCGCTGCCGGTACGCCTGTGTGAGAAATCAATATCAGTGACCACCACTTCCGTTAATGTTTTCGTATCATACAGCTGCAAGGAATCAGCTGTTATCAGATCCAGTGCCTTGCCGTATTGTCTGGTGTCCAGATAGCCGCTGTTTGCCGTACGGCTATCAATGTATCTGGATGAAGTGCGGACGGTTCTCTGTAACAGTTCGACCGTTTCACCTTCCAGTTCGGGGGAATATTCCACCAATCCGGTGAATGCCATTGTCTCCGGCATACCGAATGCGTTCCGGTAAATGAAGTTGGTGATATTACGGTACAGCCGTTTATCATTGATAAACCTTACCTTATCCTTTACAGCGCCATCCTTTTTCAATAGGACATCATAATATGTGATGGATGATACGGCAATACCGGACCGGCGTACAATCTTGTCAAGTGAAAAAGAGACAGCGAGCATACCGGCAGTGGCATCCACTTGCTCACTGACTGTCTTGTACTTTTCCTTTCCCGCATCCATGTAGGCTATGCTTATGTCCACCGACATGCCTTTATGGGCAGTAAAGGTTAGATATTCCATTCTATCATGGGCTGTACGGATTGTGCTCTCATGTGTCAGAAAAAACACGTCTGACGGGGATACCGATGTGCGACAACGGCTGTAATAAGCATTGAAACTCCTCCGGACCGTGTCCTGCTTATCTGAAAACACAGCGGTTATGGACAATGGAGCCTGATAATAAGAGACTACATTGTTTGACATCCCTTTCGGGTCATGCAGGGAGAAGTGACTGCGAATCATTTCCCCTATCTCATGGATTACCACGTTGCCTTTCAAAGCATAATAGCTCTCATTGAAAATCTCCGTACCTCCGGTTTCAATACGGACATTCAACTGTTCATCCGTGATTCCTGAGATTTTTATTTCCCCAATTTCCGAGATGAAACAGTCCACTCCATCATGTATGCCATCCACTACCATTGCCAAAGAGTTTTAGAAATGCCCAACACCAGCGACCTGTTGTACAAGTCATAGCCCGCCCTGAACTCCCAGGACTTACACCGGTACCCTGCGGACAGTACACATCCGTAACGTCCCGCATCCATTCCCAACACCAGTGCGTTGTTGCAGACGACCGGTTGCCGGTAGTCCACCACTACCGTGCGGTCAAGTAATGAATTGCGGGATATGACGTCGGTCAGCTCCACTTTCAGGTAAGGGCGTTCAATAATTGTATCAAGATAATGCTTCTCCGAGAAATAGTCGGCCAATATAGCCGCCGTATCCACTTCTGTGGGTACCTCACGGACAATCACCTCCGGTTCCGGAATGGCAGGGCGTATTGTGTCATGCCTGACTACCGTTTCCGGTACGCGGACAATGCTCCGTTTCCGGGAACCCAGCCAGTGGCCGGCCCAGCCGGAGAGAAATGCGATAACCGCACAAAGCAACATATGGCTAACCTTCCGTCTCATCGGCCTTTCTTCTGAATTTATCCGTGACTGTCACCCACAATATTCCCACCTGCTTGATCAGCGCATCTTTCGGCTTGCCGTCGATGACCGCCAGGTTCTCCAGTATGCTTGTCACGTGCTCGACGCAGAACCAGGTCATGACGAACACCTTGACAATGGAAAAGAATAGGGTGGCCAGCAGCATGACAAAGCTTTCTTCTGCTCCGGCCTTGCTCTCCAGATAGAACGAGTGGGTGATATAGATGATGGTCAGCCAGATACACAGCTTGATGATACAGCGTGAGAAACGGAAGCTTTCAAATCCTATTCCCTGGACCTTGCTTGCCCGGATGCCCGTCCACATCTCCGAGACAATGGCGACGAGCATGGCCATGGCCAGGAACGGTGTAATGCCTATCCATTCGCTGACTACGGCAGTGACGGCGCTGAAGGAGATGGCCGGAAATTGCAGGTTGTACTTGAAGCTCGGAGCCACCGAAAGAAAGAACTCCTTCGGTGAATCATACCCATAGGTGGCGACGAATCTTGTGAAAAAACGTATCATATCTCTTTTTTTGTCACAAAGATAGAACCCAACTATCTGCTCTCATAGGACAAAAAAAGCCCTTACTCTCACGAGCAAGGACTTCAAAAATAAAAAAAATGTCCGGTTAGTATTTTTATGGCTTCTCGTACATCACCCAGTAGGGTTGTCCTGCCAAATATTCTACATGGTACCCGGCATCAGCCAGTTGTTTGGCCAGCGCCATCGGAGCGCCATCGACAATGTTCGACAGCTCGTATACCAGTTCAGCGGTGGTCTTGTAACATTTCTGTGAAGTGGTACCGATGGGCGAGTAGTTCTGGCCGATGAAGTTTGCTATGGCTTTCTGCCGCTCGGCTTGTTGTTTCTCCAATTCGTCTCGTTTGTCCGGTTCTTCGTCGTTTTGATAAGAACGGAATCCTATCTTCTTGCTCATTGTGCGCCTCCTTTCTCTTCTTCCGGAG